TACTACCTCTACTACCCTATTTTTCACCACCCCTACCCTAGCCGGGAGAATTTACCCAGGATTGATTACCCTGGGCGCTCCGCCGAGCGGCCCCTCTGAGGTTTCATTGGTTGACCTCGGGGGGGTTTCCTTTTTTTGAGTATGCCGGGTAGTCACAGGATGGTGTTGAAGTATGTCCGGGCGGATGGATGTGATTTGGTTGCGGAGGTGGTTGAGGGAGAGGGTGGTCTGACGGTCCAGGCGATGGTGGCCGAGGGCATCAGCATAGAGGAGGCTGACGAGGTTATAGATGGGTGGTTGGAGTGTTTGAGTGGGGATAATTGTCAAAAGGATGAAGTCAGCAGACATAACGGATGAGGGTGCCAGGTTACTGGCTGGAGCGGTTGTTGGCAGGGCGGTGGAGGATTACCGCAAGTTGGAGAAGAGCAAGGGACCGCTGGTGAAGGTGGATGGTGCCTGGTTGGAGAGGGATTCAGGTATGGCATCGATAATGTACTTTTTGAGAGAGGGTGGAGGAGCACAGGAGTACCTGGACCTTGCGAGGATAGATGTTTCGCCAGATGCGATTGTGAGGAGACTGTGATGTGGTATTGGATGAAGAGAGTGGCGGCTGAGACTGGGATGTCGAAGGAGGAGATTCTGGCTGTGCCTGGATTTGGTGATCACTTGAGGGTGGCCCAGGTTGGGAGGAATGAGACTCACCAGGTGAGCCAGGAGGGGTTGGCGATATTAAAGGGGTTGGAGGAGGAGTCCAACAAGAAGCCGAGGATGGTGAGGGTTTTGCAGAGACCGATTAACCGGCGGATATTGGTGGTGGATATGGGTGGATCCAAGGAGAAGGTTTTTGTGAGGGACAACAAGAATTTTAGTGTAGGAGGTCAGATTGAGGTTGAGTGGAGAGACCGATGGGAGCCAACGAAGAGATATCGGGAGAAGACGCCGAGGGTGTTAGCCTAGAGGGTCAAATTGAGCAGTTTGAGGATGCGATACTGGTGGCAACCTCAAGGGCTTATGAGGAGTATGATTTGCCACAGGAAGCTATCTGGGGGGTGTTGTTGAAGTGTTTGGCCAGGGAGTTGATATACAACATTGGCACAGAGTATTTCGGGGAGGAAGAGGAGGATGATGAGGGAGAGGAGTGGAAGCAATGAATGCTGAGTTCCAACCAGTGGCTGAGAGGCGATTGTTAGAGTTGTGGAGAGAGGCTCCCCTCAACAACAATTTGAGCCTTATCCAGTCTCCTGAGAGACCTAACAGGAAGTACCAGGGCTACCTGGACGGAGTTATAGTTGATGCTGGTGAGATCCAGGCGGTGGTTGAGATGAAAACCAGGGATGCCAGTTACCAGACCTTTGACTCGTTGTGGAACAGGGAGGTGATGATCCGCAAGCACAAACTGGATCACGGTAAATCTGGTGCCAGGCTTTTTGGGGTGCCTTTTACCCTGCTATACTACCTGGCCCAGGATGATGTCTTGATGGAGTTATCTGTGGCGGATCACACCGGCACAGTTGTGACTCCTGTCAGGATTGAAAGGACCCAGACAAACTCTGACATCCACGGTGGAGAGGCTAATGAGATGAATGCCTTCATCGATATGACCGACTCGATATTGTACAAGGGTGATGCTTACGAAGGATTTGACTGACCACCCTACCCTCTACAAGCCAACCGAGTTGGAGATTGTGGAGTGGGCAGAGGAGCACGGTGAATCCAGGGTTGCTGATATGCTCCTGGAGCGTGAGGAGTTGATCAACCTGGAGAAGGATGACCCGTTTAATTATCGCCAGGTGTTGCCTCACTGGGATGATGCTAAGAAGTTACTGGATGAGAAGGACCAGATCCTGATTAGTGGAGGCAACCGGAGCGGTAAGACGGCTTTCAGTAGTTGGTATGTCATCAAGATGATGGTTGAGAAGCCAGGTTGCAGGGTAGCCTGTTTTTCGATGACTCACCAGAGCAGTGTGAGAGACCAACAGCCGGCGCTGTATGAGATGTTGCCGAAAGAGTACAAGTCGATGAAGCGGGGCAAGGTGCAGAATGTTAAGTACTCCCAAAAGAACGGCTTCTCTGATGCGACCTTTGTGCTCCCCAACGGTAGCCAGTGCTGGTGTATGGCTTACCAGCAACCCAGCGATGTGCTAGAGGGTTTTGAGGGGGATTGTGTGTGGTTTGACGAGTTGGTGCCGTTCTCCTGGTACGAGACTGCTGCATATAGGTTGGTGACCAGGCGAGGTAAGATGATTATCAGCGCCACACCTATAACTGGGTTCACTCCAGTGTATGGATCCTTTGTGAATGGCGCCGAGCCAAGGGAAAACAGGGAGAGTCCACTACTACCAAACAGGGTGAATGTTCCTGGGTGCCCAAAGGGGATGATGCCGTACACGATGGACTGTATGGATGACAACAAGGGGGTGGTGTTTTTCTTCACCTCGATGAATCCGTACAACCCCTATGACCAGATGGAGAGGACACTGGCTGGGGAGAGTTCGTCCCAGATCAAGATCAGGGCATATGGTTATACAGATAAGAGTGCCGGCAACTTCTTTCCTAAATTCAGCAAGGTCCACCTGATTGATCCTGGCAAGATACCAACCAGGGGGACCAACTATATGTGCGTTGACCCAGCCGGGAGCCGAAACTGGTCGATGTTGTGGTTGCGAATAGATGAGGATGGTAAGGCGTATATTTACCGGGAGTGGCCTGACCAGGAGCACTACGGGGAGTGGGCTATACCAGGAGACAAACCGGAAGGGGACCTGGGGCCGGCACAAAAGCCAGAGGGTCGAGGTTTAAACGAGTACAAGGAGTTGATACGGGAACTGGAGGGGGACGAGGAGATTTATGAGAGGCTGATTGACCCGAGAGCCGGGGGAAGCCAGGCAATGACCGCTGAAGGGGGAGAGACGCTGATAGACCTACTGGATGACGGTGACAAGCCTATGAGCTTCACCAAGGGGCCAGGACTGCCAATCGAGCAGGGCGCCAGCGTTATCAACGAGTGGCTGAACTACAACCCGGACGAGAAACTGAGTGTGCTAAATGAGCCTCGACTGTATGTGAGCAGCAACTGTGAAAACCTGATAGACTGTCTGAAGGAGTTCAGTGCTGCTGGAGGCGAAAAGAACCGGTACAAGGATTTTGTGGATTGCCTCCGGTACTTGATGACATATGACCCAATCTATGTGGATGACACCACATATAGGGCCACCGGTGGTGGTGGATATTTATGATTGATAAGCTGAAGCAGAAAGAGGGTGCGTTGATCAGCCAAAAGGAGGCGGCGATGTACAGTGGGTGGTCACCAGGCTACCTAAAGAAGTTGATGGAAGCCGGCGCGATCAGGAGTTATATAACCCTGGGGGGCAAGGCTAAGGTTTTTAAGAACGATATAATAACAGAATTAGAAAGAGGATCAGTATATGGAACTAAGTGATAAGCTAACAAATGCAAGTGAGACCCCTGACATAAAGGAACTCCAGTCGGAGTATCGGAGGTCCATTCACGAGGGGTTCACCAGTGAACGGTTGAGCTATAGCGACCAGCAACGCCTGGCTAAATGGAACTCGCAAAGCGATGACTTCAAGAAGCACAGTGCTAATCTCCCGGAGGGTAGCAGCGCATTCCCCTGGGAGGGTGCTGCCGATACCAGGCAGAGGTTGATCGACACAACTATACGCAACCTTCTGGACATCCTGATGGTGGCGTTTAATCGCAGCCAGGTGAAAATCCAGGCGGTGGAATCCGGTGACCTGGAGGCGAGCACCGCTCTCAATCAGTTGTTTCGGTGGCTGGTGGGTTCGAGGTTATACAACGAGTTGCAACGGGAGGCTGAACTACTGGGCGAGTTTGCACTCACCTACGGATTCAGTGTGATGTTTGTCGGCTGGGAACAGTCGAGCGCACTCAAGTTGCAGGACATCAAGTTGGAAGAGTTGTTGATGATGGCCCAGGAAGCGGATCCAGAGTCAATGGTGGCAGAGTTGCCTGAGTTGATTCAGAACCCGGACGCAGAGGACCAGGCGGCTGAACTATTCAAGGAGGTCTTGGGTATTAAGAAGCGTCGAGCCAGGAAGATGGTCAAGGAGTTGAGGACCACCGGCGAAACCCAGTTCCCCACTCCGTATATCCACAAGAACCAGCCAACTGTTGTGGCGCTGAAACCTTACGAGGATATCAGCTTTCCACCAGAGACACTGGATCTACAGAAGGCCAGGGTGATCTTCCGCAGGGTCTATATGACCGAGTTGGAGTTGAGAGCCAAGATCAATGATGACGGATGGTCGAAGGAGTTTGTTGAGGCAGCAGTCAACACAGCCGGCAAGACCAGTGAATCGCTCTCCAGGGATATATCGGTAAACACCCTGGCGACAGGCCAGGCGGACTCAACCGAGAACCTGGTTGAGGTGATATATGCATACACTCGCCAACTTAACGAGGATGACATCCCCGGTGTATACTGCACCATCTTCAACGCTTATGCGTTAAGCGATGGCCAGGAGGATTTATACGCAAAGCACGAGTTGCTGGATTACGCACACTGTATGTACCCCTTTGTGGAGTTCAGGCGGGAGCGCCCAGCCAGGCGAGCTATTAGCGAGAGCCGAGGAGTGGCCGAGGTTAGCGCCTGTCACCAGTCAGAGTTAAAAGCCCAGAGGGATAGCATCATTGACCGAACAGCGTTGGAGACTATTCCTCCAGTGCAATATAACCGGCGACTTGGCCAAGCTAACCGTCTGGGGCCGGCAGTGATGGTGCCAGTGCACAAGCCTGGCGACTACCAGGCTTTACAGTTGACCGCTGGAGTGCCGGCCACCTCGATGCAAGTGATCGAGTTGATCCTTCAGGATGTGGCGGACTACTACGGTCTGGCTCACCCCAACATTCCGCCTGGCAACACCACAATGAAGCAACAGGCGATGATCAATAACTGGTTATCCACCTGGACGGAGATATATCAGCAGATGCTGGTGTTGACTCTCCAGTATTTGGAGGGAGAGGACCTTGCCAGGATAATAGGGTTCCAGTTGCCAGAGATGGATCTGAATCTGATGCCTGACTTCATTCTGAAGTTTGATGCCAGGGATCTCAACGACGATTATGTGATGAAGAAGTTGGAGGTAATAGCGCAACAGTTATTGCCTATGGACGCTGGTGGCAGCATCGAGAGAAACGCTCTGATGTCCAAGATGGTGAGGTCTATAGCACCAGACCTGGCAGACGAGATCCTAATCGACCAGGGCAGCGCCTCGCAAAAGATGTTTGACGAGGTTAAGTCCGAGGTTGGCGGGATGATGCTGGGCAACGAGGCAACCTACCGGGAGAACGACCCATCAGCACAAACTCGCTTGCAGTACTTCCAGGAGATTGTCCAACGCAACCCGAAAGCCCAACAAGCCGCTGGTGAGGATGAGCAAGTGGCTGCACTGTTCCAGAACTACCAGCAGAACCTGGAGATGTCCTTGCAGCAGCAGGAGAATGCCAAGATAGGCAAGATAGGGGTTAAACAGGTACAATGAATGACGCACAAATAAGAGAGTTGTTATCTGGCCAAAATGCCGAGCTACAGTGGACTGCGGTGATGGCTATCCTGGACCAGGCAGCAGATGCAGAGGTTGGGTTTATATGCGGTGCCGGCATAGTACCGGACGAGAGAACTCACTCTGCTGGGCGCCTGGATTCTATCCTGTCCACCAAAAAACTACTCGAGGACGCAAAAGAAGACGCACTAAAAACATTATAGTATAGATCATTTGAC